TGTTGTTGCACCTTCAAATGTAATAAAATGTGGCTCTGGAAGATAGATACCATGAATTCTTGGAGTTCCACCAGTAGCCGTGATTTCTGGTCCATTGATGGTTGGCGTAGTAAGCGTCTTGTTCGTAAGAGTTTGAGTGTTTGTTGTTCCAACCACTGCACCAGTTGCGCCATGAGCTTCTGTTAAATTTGCATGAGTTGTAAGATCTGAGACTAAAGCAACTGTTCCAGTAAGGTCAGGAAATGTAATTGTCCTGTCTGCGGTTGGGTCAGTGACAGCAATAGTTGTTTCAAAATCGTTTGCCGTTGCACCTTCAAGAACAATACTTGCACCATTAATAATAAGGCCTGCAAATGTTGGAGAGTCACCAGTTGCTACAGACTGCCCAATTGCAATTGTTGCGTTAGAGCCCTCTCCTGGGGTATGGGTAATAGTTACACCAGTTCCTTGAGTAAGGTCAACCATGTAATTTCCAACAGTGTCTGTTGATAGGTTGACAGCATCATTTATCCACGCTGTCCCGTTCCAGCGAAGGAAGTCGCCGTCCGTGGCCGATGTAATAGTTACGTCTGCAAGATCGTTCAAATTAGCTGCCGATACATCTCCAACAAAATATGTAAGAGAATTCCAAGCAGTTGATCCAGTTCCAATTTTTAACTTTTTAGTATCAGTTTCAAAACCACATTCGCCAACAGCAAGGGTTGGGTTGACTGATGTCCAAGATGCTGCTAAGCCTCTTTTGAATTGAATAGTTGCTGCCATTAGATTTCCCCGCCATCGTATAGGATTACTATAGTATTAGTAACTTCAGCTTCTAATAAAACATCAATTGGAGTTCCCGCATTTATATTTCCACCAGCACTTATTCCTGCACTTTGGTCTAAAGAAAATTCTTTTATTGAGTTAGATCCATTTTTATAAAATAATTTTTCATCTGTATAGTTTATTGCTAACTCACCATGCTCTAGTGATACTGGGCTACTGGAAGATGTTCCAGAGTGTTTTAATTTAATAACATTAGCCATTGAATAACTCTTTATTTAAACGCAGGAGGGAAGTAAGGAGGGAAATATGGCGGAAAGAATGGCGGGAAGAATGGCGGGAAATATGGCGGAAAGAATGGCGGGAAGAAAGGAGGGAAGAAAGGAGGGAAGAATGGGGGGAAGTAAGGAGGGAAGTAAGGAGGAAAATATGGCGGAAAGAATGGCGGAAAGAATGGCGGGAAGAAAGGAGGGAAGTAAGGAGGGAAGTAAGGAGGAAAATAAGGAGAATACTTAGTGTAAGCTACATCTTCTTTTCTAGGGTAGACAGTATTGGCTGCAGGTGATGATGACAATATCTCATCTAATCTAGTTAGATTGCCACCACCGGCGTCATTTAATGGCGTGTTAGTTACAGTTCCGTTTGTCGAATTCAGCAGCTGTTAATTTAGGATCAGCAACTGCTGGCTTATCTCCAACTATATTAGGTACATTATTTTTTCTAGGTCCTGATGTATTTCCGCCACTGATAGCCATATTATGCCTGCAAATCTCCTAATAAAACCCACGAATTGGTATCTAACTTTATAAGTGTAGCAGATGACCATTGGGAACGCAACTTAAGTCCTGGGGTAGCATTTACGGTAACTCCACCAGCACCTACAATAGTAACTTGACCAGCTCCCTTTTGAAGTAAGTCAATCCTATCTCCAATGGCAAACGCAACAGAAGACTCTAGGGGAACGGTTAGGGTAATTGCTCCAGCATTTGAGAGAGTTACTAGCTTAGCTAAGTCGGCAAGTGCTAAAGTATAGGTCGTGCCTGTCTGAGCATTTAGGGTTGATCTAAAGCTAGATTTAGCAACTCCGTCTTTTAGATCTGTGTAATCTACGCTATTATTTAAATTTAATTTAGAATAAGCAATAGCTGCCGATGAGTTAACATCTGCATTTAATATAGTGTCATTGGCTAACATTGTACTTGTTACGGTTCCGGTGTCGGAAGTGGTTACTACTAAACTAGTTATTGCAATAGTTGGAGTAGCACCTTCTCCAGAGTTATTTGTGACCGCAATGCCGGTTCCGGCAACTAAGTTTTTAACATAATTACCTGAAGTATTTGTTCCAAGATCTATATAGCTATTTACCCATTGAGACCCATTATATTGTAAATAATTATTAGGAGTAGCGCTAGTTATAACTACATTATCAATATCATTAATATCAGCTACTGAAGCAATAAATGCTTGCGGAATCCATTGAGAAGTAGCTTCGTCCCAAGATAAAATATCATTATCATCTGGATTAACATAATTAACGTCAGTCAAACCAGACAAAGAAGTTGTTGGGCTGCCTATAACAGAACTATAAATATAAACCTTTACAGAGTCTAAAGCTGGCGGAGTGTCAAAAGAGAATGTAACAATATTTGTAGTAGTTACTTCCCATGTAGCAGCTATTACTTGATATGGGCTTGCTGCTTGCCTAGCTTGGATAAATACGTCTCTTGTACCCAAGCTATGTACAACCGGAATAGTGTCATCAACGCCATTGCCTATAATCCCAGTATATGTAGTTCCTTCTAGGTCAGGGAAAGACGAACCAGCTAAAGCAGCATATACTGCAACTCTTACGGACGACGCACCTGGTGCACTATCAAAATATAAAATAATACTATTATCAGTAGTTGCTTCCCAATATGTAGAGAATGATGAATATGGCGAATTTGCTTCTGTGGTAGATACGAATACATCTCTTGTAGCTAAGTTGTGAGTAATTGTAAATGTAGTTTGAGTTCCATCTCCAATAGTGGAGAAATAGGCACTTCCTTCAACGCTTGGGATTGGAGCACTGCCTGCTGTCCATGTTCCGTTTTCTTGATATACCAAAACTTGATTTGGAGTTGCTGATCCAATTACTACGTCAGTTAAATCATCAAGAGAAGCTACAGTTGATGCAACTCCTGGAATATATTTATTTAAAGCTGAGCTGTACTTAAGTACATTTGTATCGGATGGGCCACTAGCATCTATTTGTACTCCACTAACAGTTAAGAATGGTGCAGTAACCATGCCGGTAAAAGTTGGTGTTGCACTATTGGCCTTTAAGTTTAATGCCGTTTGTTGTGCCGTTGAAACTGGCTTATCCGCATCGCTTGTATTGTCTACGCTGCCAAGACCAACCATTGATTTAGTAACACCACCCACAGTTCCAGTAAAAGTAGGATCTGCTATGTTTGCTTTAAGATTGAGTGCTGTTTGCTGAGCAGTAGAGACAGGCTTTGCCGTATCAGCTGTGTCATCAACAGAACCAAGTCCAACCATAGATTTAGAGATGCCAGATACTGTTCCAGTAAATGTTGGATCTGCAGTTGGTGCTTTTGTATTAATTTGAGTTTGTATAGCAGAGGTGACGCCATCTAGGTATCCAATTTCTGTATCCGTAATATTGGCAACACGCGTCTGGACTATTGACGTATCAATTGCAATGCCAGGGGTAGCACCTTCTCCAGAGTTATTGGTGATAGTAAGACCGTTGCCTTGGACTAGATTCTTAACATAGTCTCCAACTGTATCGGAACTTAAATCAACAGCATCGTTGACCCATTGGGAACCTGACCATCTTAAAAAATCACCATTGGCCGTACTAGTTATGGTTACGTCTGAAAGGGCATTTATGCTATGGTTAGATATGTCAGATACTGTCCCCGTCACGTTTCCTGTTATATTACCAGTGACATTGCCGACAACGTTTCCAGTAACATTACCTGTTAAATTACCTGTTACATCTCCGGTTAAAGGAGCTACAACTCTAGCAAATGTTGGCGTAGCAGAAGTAGCTACGCTTTGGCCAATGGAAATTGTTGGGGTAGCTCCTTCTCCAGAGATCTGAGAAATTGAAACACCAGTGCCTGCAGTAAGGTTCGTTACATAATCACCAGTAGTATGTAATCCGAGTGTTACTGAATCTGCTACAATAGAATTTAAATCTAAATAAGTAGTTCCATCATTTGTGAACTGCCATTTATCTAATGCTTCATTCCATCTTATCTGAACGTTTGTAGAAGTCCCACGTTCAACTTCAATGCCAGCGTTAAGAATTGGGGAGCCTGTAACATTGGAGTTTAATACTAAAATATTATCTTCAATAAGAACTTCAGCTACATTTAAGCTTACGGTGTTTCCAGCAATAACTAGATCTCCACCAACTGTAAGATTGGAACCAATAGTTACATCATCTTCAGTGCTAATCTGTGTTTCGTTATTTTGCAGCCAAGACCAGGCAGTAGAAATTAAATTATTATCTTCATCTTTGTAATAAACTATCCCATTAATTGGATCTAGTGCTATTTGACCCTGAACAATATTAGGGGGATTAGGTAAAGCCATAAAAATTTTCTTTCATTTAATTAAAAACAATTAATAAATAATATTAAAAAGTTCCACCATTAAGCGTATAGTTGCCAGCAGCTACGTCAGCTAATACTGAGCTATAGGCCTGTACATTGGTCCCAATTGCTAATCCAAGGGCTGTACGGGCGTCTGAGGCACTTGTGGAGCCAGTTCCACCGTTAGCTATGGCTATTGCTGTACCATTCCATACACCAGTTGCTATTGTGCCAACCGAGGTAAGGCTTGATGCGGTTACTCCTGAACCAAGAGTAGAGCCAGAGAGTACAGAAGTTCCTGCAATCAGGAATGACTTTCCGGTTAGAAGGTTCATGTTTTCTGATGAAGTCCATGCGTCAGTTGCATCAATCCAGTTAAAGGTCTTATCTGTTGCGCCCTTGAGCGTAAGACCGCCACCGTCAGCACCTGCGTCTGTCGGAGTTGCCACTGAACCAAGCTCGATGTTCTTATCATCAACCGTTATTGTAGTTGAGTTAATTGTAGTCGTTGTACCATTAACCGTTAGGTCACCTGAAAGGGTAAGAGATGTACCAGATACCGCACCAGTAAATGTTGCACCCGAAAGTGCTGCAACGTCTGCGACCAAAGCAACTGTACCAGTTGCATCTGGAAGTGTAATTGTGCGGTCTGCTGTTGGGTCCGTAACAGCAAGGGTTGTTTCATGATCATTAGCAGTTGCACCTTCAAATACCATACTTCCACCATTAAGTGTAAGCCCTGCAAATGTTACACTTGCAGAGGTTGCTACATCTTGACCAATAGATAGTGAGTGAGTTGTCCCCTCACCTGTTGTTGCTGCAGAAGAAGTAACACCAGTTCCACCAGTTATTGTTGCTACATAGTTTCCTGAAGTGTTAGTTCCAAGCGCAATTTCTATTGTTGTTGAACCAGCTGCGGTCAAACGACCCTGAGCGTCAACCGTGAAGGTTCCAACCGATGAGGCAGAACCAAATGAACCTGCTGATACTGCGGTGTTATCAAGGTCTAAAGTAAGTGTGTCGGTTGCAGAAGCTGTTGATGTTAAGCCAGTACCACCAATTATTCTAAAAGTGTCTCCACCAGAAATTGTTAAATCTGCACCACTATCTGCATCTACTGTAAATGAAGTAGATATAGAAGCTGTTCCAGCTGCTGTTAAACGACCCTGTGCGTCAACTGTAAAGGTTGGGATTGCGCTAGCTGAACCATAAGATCCAGCTGTTACCGCTGTATTATCAAGATTAACGGTAACAGTATCTGTTGCTGAAACTACTGAGCTTAAACCTGTGCCACCAGAAACTGTAAGTGTATTGCCATTTGCAATTGCTTCACTCGTTCCAGTATCACCAGCAAAAATTAGCCCAGTAAATGAACCACTTGCAGTAACTGCTGCGTCTACGTATGCAGTAGTAGCAAGTGATGTTGAGTTGTTATTTGGAGACTTAGTTGTTGCAGTTGCCGAAGAACCAAGAGCTATAGTGCCAGAAAATGTTTTATTACCAGTAATTGTTTGAGTGCCAGTAAGTCCAACTACCGCTCCTTGGCCTGCGATAGCTTCCATTGTTGTAGCAGTACCACCTGCTCCACCTGTGCCCTTACCATAGTAGAGAATATCGTCAACTTCATTATAGGCAATTTCTGCATTTTCGAGTGATGCTGGAGCACCGGCGTTGCCTGACGCCCTTCTTTTAATTCTAATTGTATTAGCCATTTTAGTAGTTTCCCCCATCGGTTAAATTATTTTCGGCGTAATTAATCCATTTTGTGCCGTTGTACCTAAGTACGTTGCCAGAAGCAACAGAAGTAATAGTAACGTCACTTAAGCCATTTAGAGCTTCAGATGCTTGTATTCTATCCTTAAGTGTTAAGTGAGAACCTGCTGGATTAATTCCAAGGACAGTTTGGACAGCCTCCATGGCATCATTAATGTTTGCATGCTGCTGGGCGTGAGGTACTGCGCCAGAATTTAAGGTATCTGTTGCAGTTGGATTGATTAAAACATCTAAAGAGTTAGGGTAATTTGTAGCCATTTTATGCTCCTATAATGATAATATTTTTGTAGAATTATTTTCCCAGACTATAGTTAAACTAGAGCTTATGGGTGAACCAGTAAATGGTAAGTTAAATCCAGTATCTATATAAAATAGTAGTCTGGAAGTAGCAGTATTCCCAGTAGATTGAAATAAAATTATTGCTTCAAATGTTGTGTTAGCTTCTAGGTAAATTGATATATCATCGGCATCGACAACCCCAAGAGTATTAGTTACCCCACTGATTGCACCGCTGGTAGCAGCAATTGCGTTATTGGCTACAGAAGAGAGGAACTCGTGAGATGACTCTGATGCAGTATAGTTTGCTGTTTTTACGAATAATAATTTAAATTGATTAGAAGAAAAATTTATCTGTCCATTTAATATTGCTTCTTTTGCTTTTTTGTAAACAAAATTAGACATATTAAATACCTATATCTTTAGATATTATAATTCTATACTTGTAGCCAGTTTCATAATACTCTTTGTCATTTGGATAGAATACAGGTGTGGCATCGGGGGAAGGCATGTCTAAGTAAACTTCTGGCTCCCACGAATGAATTGAAACATTAGCTGAAACTGTTTCCCACCTAGATGGTATTCTTTGAATTTTTTTTCTTTGTACTTTAAAGTAATCATTATTAAGAAAGTTAGAAGCTGGGCGAGCGTTAAAGGTAATTGTGACTCTGCCGTTGTTATGGGAGTTGTCTATATAAAATGAACCATTTTCTGGATCTATTGATTTTATAAAAAAATTGGGATTCTTAGCAATAATTTGAACTGTAGAAAAAGCATCTGTTCTTAAAGACTTATCTTCAATTAAAATTTCTTCATAATCAGGTTCTTGGAATGAAGTTATATTAGCTATTACCGTAGATGGAGTAGCATCGTCATTCTTGGTAAAAACTATACTTTCTGATGGTATCTTTTCGTTTACGGCATCGAAGAGATTGGTTACTTTTATCTTATATTCTTTATTGGCAGTTAACTGCTGGTCCCAAAATAATCTTAATGTTCTAGAGATCTGATTATAATCAGTAATTGTATTGATAGGCGCAAATGGACTATTTACAACAATTGGAGTTGCGTCAGTGCTTTCTACCGTAAAGTTTGGATTAATTAGAGTACTGATTTTAACAGTTCTACCAAACTTAATTATTACTACGTCAGCGTCTACACTAGCGTGCTCTATTAAATATAGTGCCACATTATCTCCTTATTCCTCTGTACATTTAGTAACCTTGTTTGGAAAAAGAATAAGGGACGGTAGTTACCTACCGTCCCAAATCCCTTAGGTTTAGTCACCAAAGTGACCGCAACTATAATTGTCCTAAGATTAGGCTGTTTCGTTAGTAACGAGAACCTCGTAGTTACGGCTGAGGTTAACGTTCTTAGCAACAGTGATACCCTCACCATCGCCAAGCATTACGATGTCGTAGCGCTCTTTCATCTTCAATTGACGGATGTCACGTGAAGGATCATCGAACTGATCGGTGGACATATCGTCCTTAACCAACAATGAACCAACTTCGTTTCTATCAATCAAGAAGAGGTCAGACTTAGCTGCCGTAGCACCGCTCTTAGCTGTGAAGCTTACGAATGGTGATACAAGGACATTAAGGCCCATAGGTGCAGTTGAGTTAAGTGCTCCATCTGCATTTGTAGGACGGTAGCCCCAACTTGTATTGACCGAAGATGCTGCTCCACCGTAGTGGAAGATTGCATCCTTGAGGAATACTGACCACATCAATGGGTGAAGAATGAAGTCGGTTGGAACATGCTTTTCTGCCATGAGAACTGCTGCCATGTCGACGATATCGTCCCACGTGATGGTGTCATTGAAGGCACCGGT